TTACATCCTGTGGTCAGGCTCCTGTAACTACACTAGACCAAACCAACCCGGAAGTTGCGATTGCCTATGCTACCCTATTACAGGTGTCACGAGAGGTACAATCTGAAGGATGGACTTTCAATAAGGAGTACCACTACAAATTACCAACCAATACTGACAAGCAGATTGTAATACCTAACAATATGATACAAGTCAAGCTGTCAGAGAACTCACAAAACATGACATTCAGTGCTGTGAGAAGATCAGGTAAATTATACGACAGACAAAATCATACATACACATGGGATGTTGATGAACTCGAATGTGATATAACATGGGAATTTGACTGGATAGATTTACCAGAACCAATACAAAATTATATAACAGCCAGAGCAGCTACCCTAGTATCTGGTAGAATAGTAGGAGACGATGACCAGTACAAACGACTCAGAGCACAGGAACAAGAAATGAGAGTCTTAGCTAATGAGTACGAAACACAGCAAGGTCAGTTTACGATGTTTGGACATCCACAGGATTCACAAAACTACTATCAAAGCTATCAACCATTTCACGCTTTACAACGATAATGCCAGCAGTTACTCAGCGAGTTGACGATTATCTTGGTGGAGTATCTAGACAATCTGATGATAAGAAACTTCCCGGTCAAGTCGAGGAGTGTATCAACGGCTATCCTGATCCAACCTTTGGTCTTACAAAGAGACCGGGGTTTCAACATATAGGAAATCTAGGTACTGGCACTACATATGACAACTCAAAGTGGTTCTTTATATCAAGAACTGAGACAGAAAAATACATAGGGTGTATTACACCAGCGTCAGGAGGCTCTACAGGAGCCATTGCAATATGGAACGCTGTAACCTTTGCCGCAGCTACTGTTACGTATGGTACAGGGGCACAGGCATACCTTACAGGAGCACGTACAGATTATGACATACTGACAATACAAGATAAATCTATAATTGCAAACAAAACTACAACAGTAGCTAAAAATGCTGACCCTACATTTAACGCTAACAGACAAGGCACAGTCAGAATAACTGGTGTATCTAATGACACTACATATAATATCAGTGTAGCTGGTCAAGCTATTTCAGCATACACATCACCTAACAATGCTACTTATGATACAGTTCTAACAGAGCTTAAAAGTAGAATAGATGGTTTAAGCATATCTAACTTAACAGTAACTAAACTCAAAGACAGTCTACGTCTCGTACGTACAGGTGCTTCGTTTACATTAACTGGTACAGGTGGTGCTTTTAATAATCAACTAAATGTATTTCAAGATCAGGTTGCTAGCTTAGATGAACTACCAAGTGAGTCTTTACATAACCATGTAGTTAAAGTTGTTAACTCTGGTGCACTTACATCATCATACTTTCTAAAATATGTAGCTAACAATAGTACATCTGGACCGGGTTACTGGGCAGAAACACTGGCTCCTGATACATCGACAGGACTTAACAATGCTACTATGCCACATGAGCTAGTAAACACAGGTGTTAACGCTTTTACATTTCAACGTATAACATATGATGCTAGAACTGTAGGTGATGATGAGACTAACTCACACCCATCATTTGTAGGCAATAAAATAACTCAGTCTTTCTTTCACAACAATAGACTTGGTTTCTTATCTGGCGACACAGTATCTATGAGTCAGTCAGCTAAGTTTTTTAACTTTTATCATACATCTGCACAGACAGTTACAGACTCAGATCCTATTGACATCAGTGCTAGCACAGTTAAGCCTGTTGCACTTCATAGTGTAATACCATCTACTCAGGGTCTTGTACTATTTAGTGCTAACCAACAGTTTCTCATGGGAGCTGGCGACGGTATCCTAACACCAGCTAAAACAGTGATACGTACCATAGCTAACTATGAAATGGATACAGTTATTGATCCTGTTGATACTGGTACAACAATCAACTTTATCAGTAAGACACCTAGTTACACTAGAGTCTTCGCTATGGTTACACGTGGAGAAAACGAAAACCCACAGGTAGCTGACATTGGTAGAGTTGTAAACGAATGGATACCATCTACAGTAGATACATTAATCTCTAGTGCTCAGAACCAGTTTATTGCGTTCTCAGGACAGAGTACAAGATACATATATTTTTTTAGACAGTATGCAGAAGGTAAAGATATCAAACTACAGACATGGTTTAACTGGGAAGCACCCGGTAATGTACAAACTATAGCAGCAGATTCTGACGAATTTTTTGCTGTAACAAAACAGGGTGGACAGTTTACACTTAGTAAAGCTAGTTTAAGTCAGAGTCCTGACGACGCTATTATTGTTAACAATGATGGTCAAAAACTAAATCCATGTATAGATCTATATGCTACAGCAAGCTCTGTTGTATATGATACAGCTGGTGAGTTTTCTAAATGTTTTATACCTTACAATGATGCTACTAATCTTACACCAGTTTTAGTTATTAAAGGTACTACAGCTACAGGTCAATTTATTGAATCTGGTTTTACTATATCTCCAGAACGTGTAGTAGAGAGTGGTAACACATATTTTAAAGTACCATTTAAAAACTTGACAAGTGTAGCAAGCGATGTTATCGTAGGATATAAGTATGACTTTGATGTGATACTACCTAAGACATATTACAAGATAGATGATGATATGAAACGTAGTGACTTTACTGCTAATCTTACAATAGCTCGTATGAAGTTTGCTGTAGGATTGTCAGGAGTTATGGGTTTTAAACTTAAGTCTAAAGGTATACGTCAAGGTAAGAAAGAGTATACAGGTGATGGATCTACTACAGTATTTAACTGGGTAGATGATGATTTAAGTTATGTAGATGATGACCAGATTAAAGTTAAATTGGATAACGTGGTAACTACAGCATTTACTGTAGATACTACAAGTGGTACTGTACCTAAAATTACATTTAACACTGCACCTGATGATGGTGTAAAGATACTTATATATCTTGATGAATGGTATAGTCTTAATCCAGTCATTACTGCTGACCAATATCTAGCTAATGATATTGCTGTATCAGACCAGACTGTATTTACATTACCAATACACCAAAGACCAGATAATTTTACATTGCGATTATTTAATGATTCGCCATTCCCAGTCTCTCTAAACTCTATGATGTGGGAAGGAATATACTCACCTAGATTTTACAGGAGAACTTAATATGATGATGAATGATTTTGGCGTCCCGATGACGGACGCTGATATTAACATGTCTTCAAACCCCGGCAAAGCTATGCTAAACCAACAGCTATCTACATCAGGTGTGGAAAGCTCATGGGCATGGTTAGCACCAGTTGTAGGTGGAGCTATTGGGTTATACGGAGCTAAGAAAAGCTCTGACGCAGCTAAACAAGCACAAGGAGATCGTAACGATGCAGTAAATGCACAGTACGAATATGACAAACAAGCATGGCAGATGCAAAAAGATGCTGCGATTGCTGATCGTGAGTTTGCTGTACAAGAAATAGAACAACGAGCTAAAAACGAAGGACAACTTGCAGCTTATAAAGATGCACAAAATGCACAGAGCTATAATTATAATCTTCAGATACGTAATGCACAGCAAGAAACAAATGAAAAGATGTATCAGAAGTCTGAAGATATATACTTTAATCAGCTTGGTGTAAACGCATTAGAAGAGCGTGATGCAAGACTTAACGAAAGACGTCAGTTACAAGAGATAACTACACAGAACTTATACGAACAAAACGATGCAATGTTAGAAGCTCTGCAAGCAGAAGGTACAATCCGAGCACGGGGTGTTACTGGTCGAACTGCTGACAAGCTTACATCAACAGCTTTATTACAAGCTGGAACTAAAATGACATTGTTAGACCTGTCTTTGGACAGTGCTACACAAGAAGCAAACAGCACATTACGAGCTATCGGAAGAGAGCGAGTTGTGTCTGACCTAAATGCTTATGCAGCTAAGATGTTAGATCCCGGTGTATTACCTATGCCGATACAACCACTACCTACACCACAAGCACAGTTTATGTACCCACGAGTATATGGAGACTATGACTTTGGACCAGAGCCAATACGAGGAGCTATGATATCTCCATCAGCAGCGGCAGCACAGGTATGGGGTACAAGTTTAACTAGCCTAGCTTCAGCAGCAACAGGTGTTGTAAAAGCCTTTACCCCTTCATAATAAATAATGGCATTAGCAAAAAACTACAGGAGGTACGCCTCTGGTGGTAGAAATCGAAATCTAAAATTGGATACTGGCATACGTGCCATGCAAGAGGAAAGTGACAGAAGAGTCCAAGCTCTGAAGGGACTGGAAGAGCAGAACCGTATTCAATCTAGACAACGTATTTCCGATCTAGAAAGCAAAGAAGCAAAAGAAGCAAATAACAGAAAACTACTTAACGAAATCGAGGTACAAAAACCTCGTCAGCTACGTGAAAAAGCTATCAAGCAAAATGCTGAAGTTAGAATTAAGAATCACGAAAGACAAGCAGCAGAGAATGATAAGCTAGCCAAAGTATGGGCTGGCTTGTCTCCTACTTTAGCTAAAAGTTTTGAAGGATTAGTACAACAGTCAGAGCTATACAGAGCTAAGACTGGAGCTATAGATGACTTTAATGAGTTAATAAAAACTGGCAGACTATCTGAGATAAATAAACTTCATAGTAATCTTAAGAGTCAAGCTAACTCTCAGGAGTTTATGAACTTACGCCATGAAGCGTATAGAACAGGTGATAAAATAGGTGGTGATTATCTTACAAATACAATGAAGATAAATAACCGCTTTACCAAAGCGATGATCTATAATGATCTAGAAAAAAACTTTGACAATGTTATACAACCTGACTTTCATAGATTCTTACAAGATAACAACTTATATAAAAAAGAAGATATACTTAGACATTATCAATTTAGATCACAAGAGTTTTTAGAACAGTATGGTATTAAACCTGACTCAGAAATAGGTCTTAAAATACAGCAGCTATTTAGAAATAAAGGTGCTATAGTTGAGAACCAGATGTATTTAGGTCACGACTATGAGACACACTCTGAGATTATAGATACATCTAAAGAAGAACTTAAAGCTCTAATAAAAACTGAAAGACCTGATGAAGCTGACTACGTAGGAGATCCAGCTGGTTATGAGAAAGCACTAAAAACATACTACTCTGATGCTAACGCTATCTTTATCAAAGGTGTGACCAGTCAGAACCAGTTACCGCTTAAAGGTAAGAATGGTATGTACTCGATTAACATGGCTCCTAACATGCGAGCTAGTATAGATACATACCTTAAGAATAATCTGAGTGATGTACGTTATACTAACGGCGAAAGCAACGAGTCTGGCTTTGAGATATTTAAAGAAGAAATGCTCGGCGTCAATAAAGATAACAAACTTGGCTATCTGATACCCGGTGCACCTGTAGGTTCTACTAAAAAGTCTGATTACTTATTAGGTAAGTTTCCTAATCTTGAGCAAGAGCTAAAAGAAGAGTGGAAGAAACAGAACAAGATAAAAACTGATACAATGATTGCTCTCAAAGATGATGAGCAGAAAGCTATTGGTAATCAGTTTAAGACTAGAATAGATAGTGGTGAGTTTAAAGGTGAAATGAAATGGGACGGTAAGTTCTGGACATTTTACGAACAGAACAAAGGTAACAAGTATGTAACACAGATTGCTAATGAGTACCTAGGTCTATCAGGTGATAATATAAATTATAACTCTGCTATTGTACAAGCTGTTAGAACTAATAACATACGAGAGATAGCAGCTGTATGGACTATGATGGATGAAAAAGGTAGTGGATTAGGACAGGAAGACCAGAGGCTAGAACTTGCATACAAAAACTGGCAAGAGTTAGCTAATTATTTTAAAACAGATCTACAAGGAGTAGACGAGTATATAGATGACATAGCAAAAGGTATTGAAGTAGACATGACATCACGTGATAGTATAATGAAATCTAAAACTATCACACAAGAGGGCTTGGATAAAAAAATAACAGGTTTACTACTGGCAACTTACAGTACCATGCAAGGTGAAAATGCTGAAGATAGATGGAACAAAAGCTTAGAGCTTGTAAAGTCTATGGCAGGCTATGGTGATGGTAAAACTTTACAGATAAACAACTTTGACGAGAATCAGTATCGTGGTTGGGGACCTCTCAGACATAAAACAGTTGGTAGTCAAATTATCTTTACTAACACTGCTGAAGCTGGTGTAAGTTATAATGGTATATCAGAATATGAAATAAATGATATGCTAGATAAAGACTATGATATCAATACACTTGATAGTATAGAAAGTAAAGATTATACTGATAGCGACAGATTACTCAGTTCTGTAGCTTATGGTATGAAAGTAAACGCTGCTACTGGAGGTCAAGAAGGTGTTAACATACAGGACCTATATGATTATGTTAATAAAGGTAAAACAGATAATGACTTTCTAAATCATCTAATTGATACACGTCTAGGTAAAAACATTCCAGTTAGCAAATTTAAAAGAGATCTAACATCTTTGTCTAAAGAAATATTTAAAGATGTTGTAGTCTCTATGGATGGAGACGAGTGGTGCAACTATAAGTTTGGACCCGGATCTTCTAACCTTAGTCCTAAAGATAAACCTACAGCAATATGTGTACAGACGATTGAAAAACAATTCGGTATACCAGCATGGGAAGTCTTGGTCGATGACAAGGTACGAGAAAAACTTAATCAATTCTTAGAGGAGAGAAATTAATGGCAGAAGAAAATAAAGAAGAAGTATATGAATCAGACTTTATGTTTCAAAATAATGCTGTAAATGCTGAACCAGTATTTCCTTCACCATTTAACTCTAAGATAGGTAACAGTACTGTAGACTTGTCAGACAAAGCTAACAACGATAAGATGTTAGAAGAGTATAATAACTGGTGGGACTATGGTCAAGTTAAAAAGTTTGGTTTTTTAAATACTTTAGATGACAGCAAGGCAGAAGAAAGAAACAAGATGCGAGATGAGTGGTATCAAAAATATCATGGCATGCCTTATGAACAGTATAAGAAAGGAGTCGATGAGCGTACTGATACTAATGCACTCAAGATTATAGGCAAACGTCTAGATAATAACTTTCAAGGTTTATCTTCACCCGGTCTAGGTCTTATAGACTTTGGTATGGATGCAGCTGGTACACTGATACCCGGCTTTGATAAGGTAGATGAAAAGTATGACAAAGCTACTATGCTTGACAACCCTACCCATCAAATGATAAGACGTGTATCGTCTATTGTATTACCTACTATTTTAGGTGGTAATTATGCGTCAGGTGTAGTTAACGCTAAGATGGCTGGTGGTGCACTATTTACCAAACCTTGGTTTTCAAAACTAGCTGCTGATTTAATGACACAGGTAGGTGTTGATGCTACCGTATTAGCACTTAGTGATGTCGGAGAAGATGACAGTATTACTACAGAACTGAGTAATATGTTTCCTGAGACATTTGGACCAAAGGGTAGAATACCTTTGCCTGACTTTTTTAGGACTGCTGACAGTGATAGCCCCGGTATAAGAAAAGTAAAGAACATGCTAGAGTCAGCACCTTTTGCTATGCTTGGTAGTGTTATCGGAGCTTTTATTGATACTAAAAATGGCAAGCAAGCTATGGGCTGGTTTGAGCCTAAAGATAACGTGTCTCAACAATACAAACAAGGTGTATTAAAGTTTGGTGGTGATCCTGATAAGCTAATACGTATACAGGAAATAGATGAACTGCTATCGCTAGGTCGTAAAAACCTAAGTAGACAGAATGAGAATATGCTCATTAACGAAAAGCTAAACTTAGAATCACAGCTAGGTATTGATGATATTGATGGTGCTATGAACCGTCAAGCTGAGATTAATGCGTACGAAGCTGACGCAGCTATAGACAGAAAGATTGCTAACAACTTTGAGCAACTAGAACTAGATATTAATGGTCTAGATCCTGACTTAAATGCTGACTTATTATCTGATGCAGCAAAAACTAAACAGCAAGTACCTCCCGGTAACGTAGCACGTAACATAGCAGATACTACAGCTATCAAAGCTGGTACATCTTCTGGAGATCCAGCACCTATAATTACAGATTCTATGAGACGTAAAGGTCTGATGGTAGGCTCTACAAGTCGTGATGCTGTAATGGGTGTAGGAGAAGCTGCAAGAATGTCAGGTAGATTTGATGCTATTGTAGATGGTGTTAGATTTAGTGCCAAAGAAATGAACGCAGCAGCATGGGGTATCTATATGGATATCATAGATCCTATGTCTACTGTTGACGATGTAAAAGCATTATTCTTAGAAAACAGAGATGTTAAGAACTTGATGCTCGGTAAGTTTAAGATAGAAGTAATTAACGAAGATCAGGCAAGAGCAGCAGCATTTGCTATGCGTGATCTAGTTGACAGATTCTTAGGTAGAGAAGTAACTGCATCATCTGCTAGAGTTATGGATACAGTAGGTAGAGAGGCTGCTACGATTGCAGCATCTATTACTGACATGGCTCCGTTTGTAGATGACGCACATGCTATGGATATTGTACTTAGCAAGCTACAATTCTTAATGGATGAGTATGCACTTAACAAGTATCTATCTGGTTGGTCACTGCGTAACAAAAACTGGTTTGACCAAATACCTCCACGTGATGCAGAAGAAGGTATACAAATATTACTAGATGAGTTTAAGACTGCTGAAAATAGTATACACGCTAAGAATAAGAAGTTTACTAAAACTCTAAAAGAACTACGTAAGAATAAACCAGAAGCACTACGTCCTTTGATTGACGCATATGCACATACTAATGGCGATGTAGATAGTCTTGCTAAACTATACAAATGGGCAGCAGACCAGATCACACCAGTAGGTATGTTAAAGAGTCCTGATCCTAAAAACATGAACTTGTTTGCTAAGGCTGCATGGGGTGTACGATATAACAATATGTTGTCTGGTATATCAGCGTTTAGAGCTGGGTTAGGTAACGGTGTACAACTTATACTTAGACCTATAACAGCTACACTAGGACATGCTGTAACTGGAAACTGGGATGGTATACGACGTACTATATATTATAATGGTGCTGTCTGGGAAACAAACAGACGTGCACTAACTGATGCGTACCAAATGATGAAGAGGACGCATAAAGATCCTACCGCTATGATGGCACAGTTTCGTAAAGACTTTGTATTTAAGACTGACAAAGCTTGGGACATCATGGATGACATGGCTAAGTTATATGAGATTGATGGTAACTGGGGTAGAGCATATCAATTAAAGATGGCATCTAGACTTAAACAGATAGCTGGTATGAGTGGATTACGTTATGGTATGACCGCTATGGTATTTCCTGACGTATTTACAACTACACACCTAGCACACTACTTAGCTAGAGCTAAAGCTTATGATGATGTATTCTACGAATTTGGTAGTATATATGGTCAGGCAGATCTATTGAAGGAAGCAGAGCTAAAGTATTATAATGAGTTTTTCGATCAAGATGGACTTGTAAAAGATAAGACGTTAAAAGCTATGGCTGGTGAAATACAGCTAAACTTAGATGACGGATTAGCTAGCTACCTTACAGATGCTACAACAGCATATCCTATATTAAAAGAAGTTATGGCGTTTCCACGTACAGCTTCTAACTATATGAGAGCTGCTGCATCATGGACACCTATCACATTAATACCCGGTATTAGTAAGTATAGTAAAACTATATATGCTAAAACATCTGATGATATCGCCGAAGCTTTACTAGAACATGGTATTGTTATGGCTAAAGAACCTAATGCACAAGTTATCTTTGAAAACTTACGTGCAGAATATGTAGGTAGATTAGCTTTTAGTAGCTTACTTGTATCTACATTATTTGGTTATGCTATGGGTGGCAACATTCGTGGTAATGGTCACTACAATGCTAGTGAACGTAACAAGCAAAGAGACCAGATGGGTTATGAGCCTAAGACTATACGTATAGGTAACAAGTGGGTAAGTTATAAAGGTATTATAGGTATCGAACATATTTTATCTATCATGGGAGATCTAGCATACTATGCTGGTGACATTGATGAGAACCTACTTGAGAACTGGGAGTCTAAATTAGCTTGGACTATCGGTGCTACATTCTTAAACGAAACACCTTTAGCTGGTGTAGAGCCTTTGTTTGATGCTATTAACGGTAACGTACGTGCATTTAACAGACTTGTATCACAGAGTATATCATCATGGATTCCAGCTAGTGGAGGTCTTGGTGTTATTTCTAACGCTATAGATTCTGCACAAAAAGATATTAATGGTGAGATCACTGCATTTGTTAAGAACAGACTACCCGGTCTAAAGAGTCAACTTCCTAATCAGATAGATATATGGACAGGTGAGCCTATCAACGATATAGATAATCCATTCTTACGTGCACTTAATGCTATTAGCCCTATACAGGTTAATGGGTCTAATGAACCTTGGAGAGAGTTTCTACAGGATATACAGTACAGAGGCTTAGGTATACTTAAGTTTGACTCTACTGGATCATACGAATGGAAACCAGAAGACAGAGAAATTATAAATAAATATATTGGTGAGCAGAAACTGTATAAAGAGATTGAGCGTATCATGAAACGCAAAGATTATCAGAAACAGATAAAAGCTTTAAAGGCACTGAGAAATCAGAACAACCAAACCAATAAAGATAAAATAGAATTAAAAACCACTTTACTACCCATACACCAAGATCTTAACCAAGTCATTCGTGAAGCTTTAAAAATAGCTGAAGCGAGATACTTACGTGAGCATCCACATGTACAAACATCTATCTATAATGCACAACAGGCTAAAAACCGCATGAAGGAAGGTAACGTAGAAGGTGCGGGTGAAATACAAAAGAAAGATCTAGAAACTAAACAACTTATAGAATACGGTAACTAAAGCACATGGCTGTTACACAAGACTCTTATCCGGGTAATGGGACTAGAACCGATTACCCTTTCACATTTCCATATCTTAAGGCATCTGACGTAAAAGTTAGTCTGGATGCAACGGCAACGACAAATTTTACATTTCTCAATGCCACGACAATTCAATTCACGGCACCGTCTGGAGGAGCCACCGCTACGCAAGAAGCTGGTGGTGCTCCTAAGTCTGGTGTAAACATCAAAATATTTAGAGAGACAGGTATCGACAGCCTATCAGCTACATTCTATGCTGGTTCAGCTATAAAGTCAGAAGATCTTAACGATAACTTTACTCAGAACTTATATGTAACACAGGAAGTTAATGGACGTTATGTTAGTGCCCTTGGTGGTACTATGGTTGGCGACCTTCACATGGGAGAAGATGCTAAAATTAGTTTTGAAGGTGCAACAAATAACACTAACGAAACAACAATTACAGTAGCTGATCCTACCGCAGATCGAACAATTACGTTTCCTGATACAACAGGTACAGTAGTAACAACTGGTGATACTGGAACCGTCACAGGCACTATGCTTGCTGACGGAACAGTGACCTCTACAGATATTGCTGATGACACTATAGTAAATGCTGACATCAATGCGTCAGCAGCTATAGCCGGTACAAAAGTAAATCCTGATTTTGGTAGTCAGAACATAGCTACAACTGGTACTATTAATGATTTAACTACAACAGAATTAGCTATCTTAGATGGTGCTACTGTAACTACAGACGAGCTAAACAAGCTTGACGGGGTAACTGCTACAACAGCAGAATTAAATATTGTAGACGGTGTTACAGCCTCTACAGCAGAAATAAACAAACTTGATGGCGTAACTGCAACTACAACTGAATTAAATTTATTAGATGGTGTTACAGCTACTACAACTGAACTAAACTTACTAGATGGTGTTACAGCTACAACAGCAGAAATTAATCATGTTGATGGTGTTACTGGTAATATACAAACACAACTAGACGCTAAACAACCATTAGATTCTGAGCTTACAACTCTATCTGGTATGCAGTCTGGTACAGCATCTAAACTTGCTGACAGTACAGCTCTTACATCTGACATAGCCGATCTTAACCAGATTGACGGATTGACTAAACAAACTACCATATCTGACACAGATGCCAGTTTTCCAACATCCGGAGCTGTAGTAGACTATGTTACAGATAGAATAGATGAGATAGGTGGTTTTGAAGCAATAACAAACGAAACACAGTTTCCTAACACACAACCTGTTGCCGGAGTTGCGATAAGTATTGCAGACGCTGGAGGCATTGTTGTAAATAGTAGTGGTACAAGTACATCAGGTACGACTGTAGGCGGTACGACTGTAACAATTAACGGTATAGCTTCTAACTTTAATAGTTCTACTGTAGCTAATGGTATACGTTTTATTGTAACATCTACAGGTAGTGGACATGTATATAATTACCACAAAGCTACACTAAAAGAAGATGACCTTGTAAGTCTTAGTGGAGACATAAATGACTTTGCAGAAAGATATAGAGTTGGTTCTCAGAATCCTGTAAATGATCTTGATAATGGTGATTTATTCTTTAATACTGGCACAGGTAAAATGCTGGTATATAATGGAACTAATACTGCATGGGAAGAAGTACAAAGTATAGGTAACTTTTTTATTTCTACACTTAGCCCTGCATTTGATGGTACAACTCAGAACTTTACTTTATCTAACGCACCTACTAACGTACAACAAGTACTACTAAGTATTAATGGTGTCGTACAAAAACCTAATGCTGGTACATCAACACCATCAGAAGGTTTTGCACTAGATGGAAGTACAGTCAAACTATCAGCAGCTCCAGCAGCTGGTGACAGTTACTTTGCTATTGTCATGGGTAGTACTGTAAACATCGGTACACCAAGTGACAATACAGTAGATACAGATATACTACAAAACTTATCCGTATCAACTGCTAAGATACAAAACAATGCAGTAACACTAGGCAAATTAGAACAAGGTACATCATCAAATGATGGTAAGTTTCTACGTGCTAATAATGGTGCTGATCCTACATTTGAAACTGTAGATCTAGCAAACTTAAGTGCAAGTAACTTAACATCTGGAACAATACCTGATGCAAGATTCCCTGCGACTTTACCAGCCGCAAGTGCAGCTAATTTAACAAGTATACCATCTGCTAATTTAACAGGTGCGTTACCAGCTTTAGATGGTTCTGCATTAACAGGTGTATCTTCTCCAGAAGTGTATGGTTTTAACACTGACACAAGTGGAAACTTAATAGTCACTACTACAAACGGTGGTGCAGATAATATCTCAGGCACAGCTTTTGATGCTTTTGAAGATGTTATTTTCGCAGCTACAGGATTTACATTTTCTGTAAATGCAAACGGTAAACTAATCGCAACAATTTAAAATGGCAACAATAGATTTAGGAAAAATCAAACAGGTCTGGCGAGGTACTTACAATAACTCAACTGCTTATACAGTTGACGACCTAGTTGAGTACACAGACTCTGGAATAACATCTACGTATATATGCGTAGCAAACTCAACAGGTAACGCACCTTCAAGTAGTGGTACAGCACACGCAAGTTGGAACTATGTAGCAAAAGGTGTAGTAGACCCTATACCTTCTCAGTCTGGTAATGCAGGGAAAGTTTTAAAAACAGATGGAACTAACCTATCATTTGGTGATGGTGGCGGTTGGACAGTAATAGCAAAAGGCACTGGCCCTTCAACTGACGCTTCATCAGTTTCTGTAGATAACTGTTTTTCTAACGATTATAAACATTATATGATTAAAGCAGCTTGGGCTGCTTCTTCTTGGACTAAAATATATTTTATAAATTCTGACGGAACTACAAATACTGCTGCTGGATATTATTTGACAGGTACATATACACGCAGAAATAATGCAAACACACAAAACGGAACATTTGGAGAACACGACCACGTTGGTGCAACAACTAACTGGTGGGATGGAGTTTCAAATTCCCCTGCTATGTACAATATGCACTTTTACGACCCTTATAATTCAAGCTATAAAACCTTTTTCTATGGTCATGCTGGATGGATGGATAATGCTGGCTGGTGTTATTATCAACCTTTTACTGGTGGGTACGATAGTGCAAGCACAGTAAGAGGAATAGTTTTTGATAGAGGTTCTTCTGGTTCTGGTGGCTATAATGCTACCTCTTTTAACTATGTAATTTTGGGGTTTAACTAATGAGTAAAATTTATTGTATTGATGCAAAAACAGGAGACAAAGTTCTTAGAGACATGACCGATGCGGAGGAAAAACGTCTTGCTGATGGTATTACAGCTGGCGAAGCATCTAAAAAAGCACATAACGATGCAGAAACAAAAAAAGCAACAGATCAAGCTGCTGCTAAAACAAAGCTAAAAGCTCTTGGTCTTACAGATGATGAGATAGTAGCTCTTATAAACTAGGAGATAAATGACACTTACACAAATTAGTTCAAGAGGTGTAGAAGATACACTTCGCTGGTCTCTTGGTGCTAGTGGTAATAATCACTATACGTTTACTGGTCCCGGTTTGACTGGGACAGTAAATGATCCTACTATCTATTTATCTCGAGGTCAGACATATAT